ACAGAAAATCTTGAAAACATCGCAACAAACAGTCTTTCTTGGTGGTCAAATGTTGATTCAACATGGCAAACTGCTTACGACCTAGCCAATCCTGTCGAAGAAGAAACTGAATGAAAATTGAAGTAAAAAACAACTGTCCATTAAATAATTTTGAGCCATGCAAAAAGTTTGATTGTGCATGGTTTATACACATAAGGGGGACAGACCCAAACACAGGCGAGGAGCTCGATGATTGGGGTTGTTCTATGGCATGGACACCGAAACTATTGATCGAGAATGCTATACAACAACGACAAACAGGCAGTGCAGTTGAGTCGTTTAGGAATGAAATGGTGCGTGGCAACCAGGATTTTTTAAACATAATCACCGCATCAAAACAAACAACCAAATACATAGAGCAGGAGTAAATAAATTGTATTTCGAGGCACTTGATTATAACCCATTACATATACTAGATAGATATTATGTACCATGTCGAATGATAAAATTACATTACGATATCTAGCAGAGAAGCTAGAACATATCCATAAGGATGTAGAAAAAAACTCAGATGATATTGTTCAACTGAAGCAAGAGATATCCTATGGCAAAGGGGCAGTCAAGTCTGTTGCATGGATAGGTGGATGTATAGCTGTAGTTGTAGGTCTTATGAGAATATTTAACGGAGGATAATATGTTACCATTTCTAGGTTTACTTTCTAATCCAATAACAAAACTTGTAGCTGATAAAGTTATTGGAGCTGCAAGTCATGCTATCGAGAAAAAGAAGATGGTTCGAGAAGCAGAGATTCAAGCTATTGCACAAACAGATTTTGCACAGATAAAGAAAGAAGAAGCAGTAGCAAAGGCCCAACAATCTGTAATGAAAGCACAAGTCAAGGCTAGTGCGAAATCGTGGAAGGACGAGCTATTAACTATTGTGTTTTCTGGAATATTGATAGCACATTTTGTCCCATACACACAGCCACATATGGTAGTGGGGTGGGAGTTACTAGGTAATGCACCTACAGAATTTTGGTATATAGTTCTAACTATTGTTGCTGGATCATTTGGTGTATCCACACTAAGTAAGTGGAAAAAGTAAATATGACTTGCAATAATAATAGAAAAATATATCCTAAAAAGGATTTAATTCTTCTCCCAGTGATAGCAAGGGTGATAATTCTTACCTCATTATTACTCTTGCTATCTATTTACCCAACAATAGCAAACGAAAACACAAATGTTTCTGGTGATAATACTATTATATCTGGAGGATATACTTCCAGCTCAAGTACAACTTATGAATCTGGCAGTTCGTCTAGCACAAGTACTACTAGCACTACAAATAATACCTCTAATATTAAAAGCTACCCTCCTACAGCTACTGCACCTCCTGCCAGCAGTGGTATCGACGTATGTAATTTAGGACATTCTCTTGGTATACAAAGTTCTTTTATTGGGCTAAGCTCGAGTGGTAATCATACAGATGAAACATGTGAACGTATCAAACTAGCAAGAGAGTTGGCACAAGTACACAATATGAAAGTTGCTGGTATAGCTGTGCTATGTCAAGATCCAAGAGTGTTTACAGCTATGGAGATGAGTGGTACACCTTGTCCATTCGAAGGTAAGATTGGTGCTGATGCTGAAAGACTATGGGCAAAGTATGATAAGCTAAGACCAGACTATGAAGAATATAAAGCACGACTAAAAACAAAAGAAGAGATACAAGCCGAACAAGTTATGTATGATAGTGGCAGATGAGATGCTTGGTATACTTATCCCTTTTATCATTTCTTGCCCTAGTGATTGTAACTGTAAAGACAAATGCAGACGTCTCGGATAACTTACTTTCCAATAATTTTCTTAATGACTGGACTGGTACTAATGATCACTTTCATGGGCCTAATATTTTGGCTGGTGTTCATAATGAATACCGTGAGCAAACTATTACTCTATCCGATCACCTCGAAGCTTACGAGATACAAGGAGTAACTCAATCACAATTCCAAGCCGAGGTATGGTTCTGGAATAGTTATAGTCAGTCAGTTGATCTTACGCAGGAGATAGTTGATTCCAATGGTCTTGAGTATAGTAACACTATTACAATGTCTGGCACTTGCAATTCATGGAATGGATGTGGGTATCAAGATTCTCCTACTAATACAATTATTATTAATAATGTGGCTGATGACTATGATATAACTGCACGATTTAGTTTTTCTGTACCTTCTCGACCTAACTATCATTATGCTGCAGATGTACGTAACCCAGAGCTATTTATTACTTATGAACCCTTTGCAGTTGATATAACTACAGATGATGTAGAAGTATATTTTGAAGAGCTAGAGTTTACTTTTGAAGAAGATACATTTATTTTTATTGATGATTATGCACCAGAACCAGTAGAGTTGTTTGATGATTACTATAGTTTTGATGAAGATATGTTTGTTATTGAAGAAGAAATGTCTGTACCATATGAAGAAGAAATAATCGAAGTAGAAGAGTTACCAGCTACTGAGGAAGCACTTGAAGAAGATGTAATGACTGAAGATGTATTAGAGTTTTTTGAAGAAGAAATTATTGAAGAAGAGCCAGAAGAAATAGAAGAAGAAATGTCTGAAGAAGAGTTTAGTGGTGAAAAAAAATTAGCAGAAGCTGAATCTGATGATGCGCAGGACGTTACTGGTCCGCTTGTAAAAAATAATTTACCGAATATAAATTTGTCTGTTGCTGATGTTCTCGTTGATTCTGACACACACTCATTGAAGATAATGCTTGAATCACAACCTACACTTACTGATAATATTTTTTATGAACCAGTAATTTTATATCCTAATCAGTTGAACTTATTTGACAATCGTGATATCTATATTGATGTAACTTATCAAGCTAATGATCCATTGACCACATACAATAGTAATATTAGGGATAATCAAGAGCAGCGATACAGATTACGACAACAACTAGATGGAATGATATGGATAAACTAAAAAATAATCTAACTGGTATAGTTAGTTTAATAGGTGTAGTAGGTGCAATAGGTGCAGGCTTTACTACGTATGGACAATTACTGGGCAACATCTCTGCACTCGAAGAAAAGGTAGCAGACTTAGAATCCAGGCAATATGTTATTAATGAAACAGTTGATCTTACTGATACTAATAATAAGATCAATGATAATTATGTGGCAGTAACAGATCGTATTACAGAACTACAACAAGAGTTAAACCAATCTGCTAATAATTTAGGTATCTTAAAAACACGAATAGATTTACTAGATAAAAATCTAGAAGCATTACAATTAGAAAACAGCAATCCGTTAATGAGGTGAATATGTTTGGCGATTTAGAAAATTGGACAAGTAAATTTAAGAAACTACCATTCGAGGCTGTACAAAGCTCATACAGAAGGATATTCTTCACACAATGTGGTGCAGGGTGCAGAAAGCCTAAACCTTCTCTATGGGCTTTGCTAGCCGTTTTAGGACTGTTTCTTTATTTCCTTTAATTTTTGTATATATGGTGGTTCGTAGTCTGCATGGCTAACAATTAGATCTACAAATACACCCATAGGCATAGCTACTATTGGATCATCATAATCTTGTTTCATAACTAACACGTCAGCTTTACCCATCCAGTTGAGTATAGTTTTGAAACCACTGCCGGATTTCCTTGCTTTTACTTCAACAACTAATCTAGGATTGTTGATCTGTATATCGTGAGGAAAATCCGATAAGGCACCAGAGAGGGGTTGGCGCTTTGCATCAATCCCTCTCTTGATAAGATACTTGACTAGTTCATTCTCTACTCTGTATCCTTTTCGCTTTGAGCTAGATCCACCCATATCAATCTCTTATATACTTTTCATCGATGATAGGATATACCTGCCTCGGTTGCTGTGTCTTGCCAATCTTATGTATTAACTTCTTAGTAATTAAATCTTTGATAATACGATAAGAGTTTGCAATACTCCCTAGATCACACCCATCTTTGATCTCGTGATAGGTGGGTGCAATCCTATTCTTCTCAACGTACTTGACAACAAAGTTATAAACATCTGATTGTCTTTTTGTAAGTACCTTGACTTTATGGTGTTCGTATATATTAAACATAGGGCCTCCTAGAACGGTATTGCATCTAGTTCTTCATCTTTACTATTCTGCATACCCTCTGGTGGATTAGAAGTATTGGCAGTTGGTACACTTGTATGGTCTCCTTTACTGTCTAGTAATTCAATAGCTCCACCATAACCTACATGGATCTCTGATGACTTTTGTGTAACCCCATCTCGTTCCCAAGTGTTGTAAGTAAGATATCCTTGTACTAGTATCTTACTTCCAACTCTTGTGAACTTTTTTAGTACCTCAACTTTTTTCTCGTCCCAAAAAATTATTTTATGCCAATCCGTTTTCTTGTCGCCACCTGCATAACGGTGTGTGGCTAAAGAACAGATTGCATAAGGTTTTCCACCACTTGTTGTTTCAAATTTACTTTCACCACCAATGTTTCCCACTAGTGTAATACAATTATACATATGTTTACTCCTTATAGTTGATGTATAGCTTTTCTAATCTTTCTAACCATGTGCTATGTACAGTGTTAGAAATTTGCATGTGAGCAATAAAGTCTGAAGGCAAAGGTAACTTACGATACCTTGCTGTCTGTATTATGTACTCAACACATTCCTCTAGTAAAACTAAAGGAAACTCTGATAATATCTTGAAGTATTCTTCCAATCCATCTTCACTAGGAAGTTGACACTGCAAGACATTTGCTAATCTTTGTAGTTGTTCAGCAACTTGACCATACGTTGGTTTGCGAATGACATAATGTAGATGTGGTATCATCTCATGGATATCTACATCGACTGGTATACATGGGTTAAACTCTGGTCTATTACTCATAAATTTTAGCTCATATATTCTTAGAAGCATGCATTCGCTCAACAACGGAAGAAAGAACCTTGGTATTGTTCTCATCATTTGTTGTTGTTTTACTGTTAAATCTTTGAGATCTACGGATCCACATTCTGAAGAGTGCGTTCCAGTCTGCTGATCTTTCTCCTTTTGATTTGTACCAATCTGTGAAGTTTGCGATTTCGTAGTCATAGTTTATACCTCTCGTTTGTTGTTTTAGTTCATTTAAAAATTCTTCGTTAGGCAACCAGTCATCAACACTTGACGTTTCTGCCGACAGTATTACTCGCAAGTCAAGTGCATTACACCATGCCTCGAAGTTCTGCATGTTTGGTATTGATTCTCCTCTCTCCCATTTACCAATCATTTTGTCTGATACTCCAATAATATGTGCTAGTTTTTCTAAGGTGTAGTTCAAGTATTGTCTACGATCCTTTAGTTGTTTTAGTCTTTGTTGATACATGATCTAACTCTCTTTTGTATTGCCATTCAAGTACATCATACAATAACCTTTCATCACTGTTTTTAATTACATTCAAGGTTAGTTTGTATGATTTCCAAATACGGTCAAGGTCTGTTTTTGTAACTGCATTACGTATTGCTGCTTCTAGTCCTATAAACTGTGGTGCAAATAAATAGTTAGCTAATACATACTCACCAGTATCCTCTGCTTTGAGTATGTCAGCTAACTCACTTTGCCTTTGTTTCTTTTTGGCAATCAACTCATTGAGTTCATTCTCTACTCGATCTAAATCTTCATCCCACTCTATCATTTTACTTGCTCCTTCCATGTTTCTTCTTCATCTTTTTGTTTGAATTCATCTGCATCTTGATCTGTATACAAGTATGCATGTGCATTTAGTAGTTTCAATACACATCTATCGACAGCACGTTTCTCTGCCATAGCATACAGATAAGCATTCTTAGTAGTTTTTGGTCCAGCCTCACCCAAGCTTTCTATTGTTACCTTCGTGTTTGGGTGTGTTGCTGTTGCTTTCACTACTACATCTGGTGCAAAATTTAATACCTCAATGCTCCAAGATATATTTTCTTGTACAGCTACTCGTTCCAATGCATTATGATTTATAATCCATTGTTCTTTACCACCTAACTTTAGGGGCCAGAAGTCTGATCCAGCTAGTCCATATTTAGTTTTGAACTGTTCAATCAGCTGTTTTGTGTAAGGTGTTTGTTTCTTTGACATAATATTTAATCCTTTCTTTATTATTACTATATCATTATTTACCGATAAGTGTAGAAGGTCTTGTGTTATCAACAACACATTTCCAAAACTTACCTTGTAAATCCTTTAGGGCCTCTATGAACATAGGATCTCTTGGTATCTTTTTGATAGAGTGCCGTGCATTACCAAATATAATAGAAAGATAAGCAGTATCAGAATTAGTTACATGCATGTAATGTTGTACTTGTGGTTGGTATGTTTCAACTACATCACGTACTAATTTATTTTCTGATGTATGTTTGTACTCAATGACTGTTCCATCTTTATGATTGTAGTCATCTAGATGTGCAAACAATGGCACTGGTCCATACTTCGAATGCACTGTATAGAATCTAGCAATAGAATAACAATAACCTGCATATTCTTCAGCTGTAGTGTTTACTTTCTTTGCCATCTTTTCAAAGAAAATTTTTCTGTTGAAGTCCTCTGTGTACGTGCCAAGACGTACACGAAAGTTCTCTGACAGATCAACTGGTTCAACCAGCTGACGTTTCTCTTCCCACAACCGATCAACATCAGCTGGTTTCCCATGACATAGAGTATAGCAGTCGCTACCACCTATACCTAAGTGTCTTCCTTCGGTAACGTTTGGGGTTTTGCTACTTGCTTTTCCCATTCTTCCATCCTTTCTACAAATTGTCCTTCGTTTATATCGTACTTGTATATTTCAATCGGCATACTATACGCATAGTCGTGAGCAAATGCTCTACGACCTGCGCCACCGATACCAAAATATTTGTGTATCTCTTTTTCATCTAGCACTATCAAGCTAGGATACACATAGTAATCATATTTTTTATTCGGCATATAACTCCTCCTCTCCTGGATATGAGCAATAAGTATTTTTGTTTATCTCATCTTGTAAAGTTTCATTTTGTTTAGCTCTACGTTTCTCTGACCAGCTAGCTTCTTTGATATCAGTTATCGCGTCAAGATGTAACCATTCATCTCCAGCTGGATCATTTATGCGCTTTCTCACCCAGTGTGTTTCAGCAATCTCAATACCAAAGTGTTCATAAAGATCATGTTCATTCCAACCATCTTCACCATACTTATCTAAAAACTCTTTCCAGCCTTCAAGATCTGTGTGGATAGAACATAGATCAATAATAATCTCTTGATCTTCTGAATAGTAATGTTCTTTGACTTGAAATATTTTCTTGTACAATCGATGATATACATCACTCGTTACTTCCATTAAGGTTTTGTTTATAATACCCATACTCTTCTCCTTTGTTGAGTGTTAAAAAAAATTGGTGGCAACGCGTTGGAGAAGTTTACATGTCGTTTCTGATTGCGAAACTTCCGTTGCGTTGCCATAAGCATGCACGACTTGGTGTAGAGCTGTTCACTCCGTGAGTGCTGTTACATCATCTACCGAAAGATTTTGCCAGCCATTCCTTAATCCACTACACCAAGCCGTTAGTTAAGATTGAATACTCGAATTAACATGGCCATCAATCTTAACTTAACTGATTAGCTTAACCGTGATACACCGTACTACCAATCAGTTATCTCTTTGGTCATTCATAAAGTCCATCTGTCTTTCATAATGAACTTGAAAAGCATAACCACATGTTTCTTTGATAAACTTTGCTGTAAATTTATCTAGCAAAGCTTTGTCATACTCATTGTATACGTAGCTTTCAAGCTGCTCTTGAGATCGGATTTCTTCACACTGCTCGTTCAGAGTTACCCATACCCATTCCTCGAACTCATCTTTTCTAGCTTTCTCGTATACCATGTCTTTGATTTTTTCGTGAAGAATACCTTTCTCTCCAGCTTTGTCTGACAACACAACAACGTGTGTATCAAACCAATCTTCACTACCAATTTGTTTTGTCATAATTTACTCCATAAAAAATATTACAGTTGATATCATAGCTAGCAGCCATAGTGGGATAACTCCCACTATAACTACTGCAACATACAGTGCTTGAAGTTTACTCATGTATACACTCAATCAATGTGAATGGTACATTAAACTTAGCACCAGTATCCATTCTGACAATGGCATATTTGACGTTTACTTTCTCAAGTACACCTTCTCTTGTGTTATCCAAGTCTTTGCCAGCACGGACACGTACTTTAGGTTTAGGATATGTTTGACGATGTAACTTGCACAATGCCTTTGAAGCTGCAGTACGTTCTTTCTGAATAGTCTTGAACATATCTACAAGCTCTACCATATCCATCTGCCTACAAAATTCAGCAACCACATCTTTGGTTAGCCACTCTCTGTAAGCTACTACGTTATCTTTATTTATATAATTTTCTTTTGTACTCATTGTTACCTCCATTAGTTAGAATACATTTCGATGTGATCATATGTAGGGTATGCATGATCCAACGTTATATCTTTCAGTGGGATTGGATCCCAATGACGATCACGTTCAAGCATGATTGTACCTTCCATATGCGCATCGACAAGTTCAAGCACTGATGAATAGCCATACTCAAGCTCGAAGATGTGTGCCTTTCCAAAGGCATGACCATCTTCAGCATTCATTTCGCTGATCCACCAAGTGCCTGGCCCTGAAGCATTGAACAGTTTGACGTGTGCAATACCGTCTGACTGTTTGCCAGCTTGGGTTAGTTGATAGTTTTCAGACAGCTTGTAAAACTCGGCAGCTGTCATCCAATTATTTCTAGTTAGTATATCGAATAGTTCCATAGTTCTTCTCCTTATTTTTATGGTACTTATATTATATGTTAATGGTAAAATATTAACATAGTATTTAATTGCCCAAGATAAATTATTGTGGACAAAAAAATTCTGTAAGGCGACACGTTTCTGAAAGACAAGACGTTTCTGCAGAGCGGGTTTTGAGTACACAAGAAAAATTGTACTCGGTCAACGTTGCGATACGACAAGTCGTTTCTGTCAAGCGACACCAAGGCTCAAAAAAAAAATAA